TGCCAATCGCCACCCTGATGTGAAGGTTACCAACACCCTCGGTGTTGCGGGATTGGTGAGCAATGTTGGACGAATGATTAAGGGCTTCTTCGCTGGCGTCGCACTGGGCGGTGCCTCAAATGGCGGACCAGTCCTTAGCTTCGCGGGTCCAGCCGTCAAGATGCTCTCTACCGACACTGCCAAAGCCGCAGCTTCTATCGCAGCCACAATTGCGGGAACCACTTACACACGCACTTTTGGTTATGATAAGGTTGAAACCACTACATTCGACCCAACAAAGGTTGATAACGTTGATTTGCTCTGTCAGGCCAATGACCCACATCCATCAACTTTTGTCCTGCCGCAGGATTTTCACCAGTCGCCGGGCGGTACATCAGATCCGGGGTGTTCGACGGTCAGTTCCCAGAGCTCGGCGTCGATTGCGCCCTCTGGACAACTCGCGACCTCGCCTCAGGTTCAAATTTTGGCGCCGACATCGCCGGCCCAGTGCCCTCCGGCTACTGTGCCCACATTTCACAAGTCTGTGCTGCCGACGAACTCGCCTCCCTCCTTACTCGTGTCTTGTGTGAGCGACCATTTGACACCAAATCAGAAGCAATTTTTGAGTACTGGAAAACAGCACGTGCTCAGCTCACTTGGCACTATTCGCGATTTTATCAGCCGCATGACGTCGTCATTGCTACACCATGGGAAGATTGGGTGGCACGCTTTGCGAGCAAAAATCGCACAGAAATTCTGCGCGCTAAGGGCAGGCTTGACGCAGAAGCTTACACTGACTCCGACCTTACGACGAATTGTGTCGGCATTAAGAGGGAAGTCAAAATCTGGTCGACGTTCGGTACATTCGAATTTCTTGACCCGGTTAAACCGCGCAATATTGTTGCCATTGATCCGATACATAAAGCAGCGTATGGTCCGTTCCTCCACTCTCTGTGCCATCACCTCCATGATCAGTCGGATGAGAGTGTCTTGTTTGAGTGTGGCTCTACGGCTGAAGATGTCGCTACTTTCTTCACTATCAACGAGCGCAAGTTTGGCCCAACATTTCACCTCGAAATTGATCTCTCAAAGAACGACCTTTGTCAAAACCAAGCAAGTCTTGGATTCACATTCGACCTCTTCGAGCGCTTCGGTCTTATCGGTGAACCAGCCCGAATTCTTCGAACCCAGTTGCGAAGACAGAAGTACCGCACACGGC